TAAAATATAATGCGGCTTATCAATACCGTTATTAATAATGAAAGCAAAACCACCTGTAAATAAAGTATGTTGCCAGCCTGACTTTGTGAACGAGAAACCATTAGTTAAACTAGCAGGTGTAATATCTCGTTTAACGCCAGTATGATCTTGAACGTATATTTTTTGTCCTACTGTAATATCATTACGAATGTAATCAACTACCCAAATATAGTAGCAACCTAACGGTGCTTTATTAGGGTTTTCCCACACTGCAAAATATCTTGTTTGACCGAATTTTTCTCCAGAAGCAGTTAAATCATCCGTAATATTATTTAATAATAATTCGCCAGTGATCTTTTTAACTGCGCCATCTTTAAATCTTACATTTCTAACATCTGTAAAAACGTTAGCGTTTAAAGTAATAGGAGGAGCATCGACAACAACCCCCATAGATGCAATATCTGTTACAGAAATATTTTCTGTCATATTACCCCTCCATTATATAATTATTGTTATGAGCACTCTTTTTGGCCAGTTCGCGGGTCGATAAAGCAAGCTTCGACCGTTCCCTCTTCTTGAGCCATTTCCTGAGTTTCGCTAGGTAGCGTCTTTTCTTCTTCCACGGTTTCGTTGAGGATACCGAATCTTTTACCACTAAGTCTGAACGTTGTACATCCCTTCGCCCCGCCTTTCCAGGCATCAACATAGACCTGTTTGAACTCATCATAAGTAACGTCATCTCCTACATTGCAAGTTTTAGAACAAGCTGAGTCAACGTACTTTTGTGCTAATAGGAGAACCTCAAGGTGATCGTTAACACTAATATCATTAGCGCCTTTACCTTCAACACCATGGGAATAAGCATAGTCCATTACTCGCTCAACCTTTGGACCATCAAATGTTTGAATAGTCCGATCATAGTAGTGACTAAAGACTGGCTCAATACCACCTGATACATTGTCTGCACACAAGCTAATAGTGCCTGTAGGTGCAATAGATGTCAAGTGACTATTACGAATACCGTTTTCTTTAATCAACTCAATAACGTCCTCACTGAGTGTATTAATAAATTTACTTTCTAAGTATTGTTCAGTATAGAGTGGAAATGTTCCTTTTTCTTTAGCCAATCCTGCCGAAGTACGGTAGGTCTCGTCTCTAAGAGTCTTGAACACGGCACCCATCCAATCAAGGAAAGAACTTGAGCCGTACGGGTATCCAAGGAGTTCTCCTGCGTTAGCAAGTCCTGTGACTCCAAGCCCCATACGTCGTTTGTTACGTGCTTCATCTTCTTGTTCCTTAAGTGGGTAAATAGTTCTGTCTACAACGTTATCCATTGCTCTGACAACTTCTTTAATATCGCTAGCCATCTGTACAAAGTCAAATATGCTTTCGTCTGCTGGTCCTTCTTCTGAAAATTGAATACCTGTTTTTACGTACTTAGTAAGATTAAACGAACCAAGTAGACAAGCACCAAAAGGAGGTAAAGGTTGTTCACCACAAGGGTTTGTAGCTTCAATTTCTTCACAGTACCATAAGTTATTCATTTCAGCAATACGATCTACAAACAAAACTCCTGGCTCTGCCCAATCCCAAGTTGATTCCATGATCTCATCCCAGAGATGACTTGCATCAATTGTATCGTATACTTTACCTTCAAATATTAAATCAAAACCTTCGCCTGATTCTAAGCATTCCATAAAACGATCTGTAAGACCAACAGAAATATTAAAGCCTGTTAGCTTATCGTTGTTTCTTTTAGCTCTGATAAAGTCATAGATGTCTGGATGGTCTACCCTTAGTACGCCCATCTGTGCGCCTCTGCGGTGTCCACTGCTAGCTATTGTTTGGCAGATAGAGTCATAGATACCCATAAATGATACTGGGCCACTTGACTGTGACTCAAGCGATACAATCATATCACCACGAGGTCTGATACGACTAAAGTCATACCCGATACCACCACCACGGCGCATAGTCTCTGCGGCCTGTGTAGCACGTAGCATAATACTATCCATCGAGTCTTCAATTATACCACTGACAAAGCAATTATAAGCAGTAGTAATTCGAGGACTACCCATAGCATTTTGTACTCGCCCTGCTGGTAAGAACCTCATAGTGCCTAGAATGTCTTCTAGTTTATACTGATGTTCGATACCGTCACAGAGTGCTTTAGCTATTCTCTTAATCTTACCGTCAAATGTTTCATCTTCTAATCTGTATTTCATCTTATCAATTTCTTCTGAAATAGGCATTGATGGGCCTTTGTACTCTGTGTTTCTCATAGTTAACCTCTAGTATATATAATGAACGTTTCTCCCCGTATAAGGGCGTTTTATATACTACGCATACGATTAACTAAACGGTCTGCTCTGTTAGTAACTTGCCTATACCATGCACTGTCAACCATTTCATTTGCCGCACGATTCCAGTCACGAGCATCTACTCCTGCCTTCATTCCTTTGAACTTACTTAATCTAGGTCTTCCCATATTAAACAACATATTAGCAATAATTAATTGGACTTCTTCGGGCAGTGTTTCGAAATCGGGGTATAGTATATTGCAGTCTGTGAGCACCACGCCGACGTCGCTAGCAAAGCATTCGTTGACTCTAACCTCTGAGACAGGTGTGCCGACCTCTGCTCCGCTCTCCATATCAGTAGATAAAACCAAATGGCCAATACCAAAAGTAGGCAAACCCAGATGATCGAGATAGATTTCGTACTTAACTCCTTCATCAACTTTTAGTTCCTCTCTAAGTTTATCTATGTTCATGTTCTTGCCTTTTTAATTTTTTTCTTAGCTGACTTAGTGTTTGCAACAAATTGCTTTCCTGCTTTAGTACCTTTTCTCTTTGCCCTAGTAGTAGCGGCGTGTTCAGATGATGTGAGAGTTCCCACAGCTTTAGCTGGCATATAACGCTCTCCAGTTGCCAACGGGCCTTGGATAGAAGGTTTTCCACTTTTAGTTCTCCACTTTTGCTTTGTCCATTTCTTTAAACTTTTCTGTGGTTTTTTCTTTCCGCTTTTGTAACCACCACCTGCTTTTTTATATTCAGCCGCTAATAATTGAGCTTTTCTTGCTGTCCATTGTCCTGGTTTACCGCCTTTGCTTCCAGCTTTAATTTTATTATAAAGTCTTTTTCTTAATTCAGGATGAGTGTAATTGTTAGACTCATTCACTTTACTTAATGGGCCTTTAGGTTTACTCATTTTGTTATTCCCTTTTGCTTTTCATATGTACGTAATCCACCGATACCAAGCATACCACCAAGTACAGTCATGAGACTTGTCATGTCAAACTCGGGTAATGCGGGTATCTGTAGCCCGTAGGCTGTGACTGCAAATAGAATAATTGGTTGTAAAACAAAGTGATATGCAAATGCAACACCACATACCCAACCAATAAAAGGCCTCCAGCCGCCTTTAAAAAGACTACCGCTAGCCGCCTCAGCTTTGTTTACTTCTATCTGAGCAAGTGCTAACTGTTGTCCATGCTTCTCGCCCATAGTAGCGAGCTCATGTGCTATCCGTGCTTTCTCGTCTGCGTCAGGTATAAACTTATCTAGTAGTCCTGTAACTGGACCTATCAGTGCTTGTAACATGTTATATTCCCCATGATAGTTTACATTTAAAACCTTCTACTTTATGATTAGGTAAAGTGTGTAAGTCTCTTTTCATTTCATCAACCCGCACCATGCACTCATCTAGTGTCTTATATGGTCCACGGGTGTCTACTGCTTCAAAGCAAGAGTTTGAACTAATTGTAAGACATACTAATACTATTGCTTCAAACATATTTATCTCCTCATATCATTGCTGATGCTGTTGAATACATTACTGATGCAGTAATAGCGGCTCCTCCAAATAGAATAGCTCCGCATACTATGAGTATTGTTTTAACTATTTCTTCTATTTCTTTTTGTCTAATAAGCTTTTGTCTTCTTGCTTCATTAGCCGCTTCTTTAGCTTCTTGTATTCGTTTAGCACGCTCGTTAATTATGCTTTGCCATGTACCATGACCAAACCTAAAATCAATTAATTGCCTCATTTCATTCATTTTTTCTTGTGCAAGCTTAGCATCTATAGTTTCTTGTGCTATACTTTTAATCGCAAAAGGATCGTTTTGTTTATTGTTTCTTTTTTGTTGTATTTGTCTTTCGCCCTCAAACAAGTTATCGATATGCCCAGCTATCTCGCTGATATCATTAGCAGTACCTATCATACTTTTAATTCCATCAACAGCGCCTTTGACTAGAGCTATACCTGCCATTGTTTCTGCGATCATTTATTGCTCCCGCTTATAGCTGAGTAATAAGCATTACACCTAGACCAATCATAGACATTGTAGAGAACATTATCATTGCCTCTAGCCGCCACATGCGTTTGTCTAGGCTTTCAAGTTTTCCGTGTACCATTTCGTATCTTACCGCACACTCTTTTTCGTGAGCTTCAAGTTCCATTTGAACTTTAAGTTCTGGTTCTATAGACATCTTCATCCTGCGATTTCCATAACTGTAATAGTAGAAACACCACGCATATCGTAACCCGATGAATTATTATTATCACGCTCTGTTGTATTGACATAGCCTGTTCCAGCGTTTGTTTCTATTTGAATTTTGTATGTTAACTGACTTGTGCTTGAAGGGCTGTCAAGTGCATGGATTGGAAGAGTGTACGGCATATAAATGCCTGCATTATAAGTTCCAAAACCAAAGTTTGCGGTTGTCCGGTCGCCAAGAGTCCCTGCTGGCGTTAGAACTTGAGTGCTATCTCTCATAAGCCTTGCAAAAACCCAAACGTTGGAAGCAGAACAAACTAAAGCACCTGTCACCAGTATTTTACTTGTTGTTGAGGACGGGGTTATCTGCACAGACAATCCTGTTACATCCACAAAAGTCCTAGAATTGCTACTAAATGTGTCTAACTTGTTTACTGTCTTAACTTGCAACACAGTACCAGCAGGAAGACCAGCGGATGTCACTGCGGAAAGAGACTGATTGTTTAGTTTTGTTAAACTCATTGTGCAATCTCCTGTGCTATAATTATGGAAACTCCGCGTTCATAAGAAAGGCTATCGACATCATTAACCGTTCTATTTAAAAACACATCCCCAGTATTAGTACCAAAGTTAAAAGCAACAGCGTATGTTATTGCTGACGTAGTGTTAGGTGTGTCGTAGTAACTGTAAGACGTTGAATCGGGAGTACTTGCGGCATCGGCAGTATGAAAATTGCTGGACGTAGACATAATTCCACCTCTGCGACTACCCACATTTGCTTGACCAAGTTTTGTACTGTCTCTGTAAAATAACCAAAGATAGTTTTGATTTTGATTGGAGCTAGTGCCTTCAAAGAAAACGCTTGTAGTAAGGAGTATCTTTGATGTTGCTGAAGTAGGAGTAATAGTTACAGACAGATGACTTGTGCTATCGTTAGCATCCGCCGCTAATAGCAATCTGTCATTACCCGCAGTTGTAGCAACAGGCCAATACGTTAAGCCATCTTCCTGATGCACTTGTGTCTGGATAATACCACCAGCCATCACTGGCATAATTACAGTACCAGCCGCATTCTGGATGGAGTCTACTTTTAATATACTTGTCATTGTTTTCTCCTATCCTATTAAAAAGCCGCTGAAGAATGTACCCGCGCCGTTCACTTTGCTAGTTGTATCTCCAGCAGTTCTAATAAAAACCTCTAACTCATCGTTAGCCGTAAGCTCAATCGTCACAGAGGTGCTTGGGGAGTTGATATTTCCACCTTGCGGGTCATCCACACTAGCGTAAAGATACAAATTGTTACCCCAATGTGCTTCGCCATTTAGGTGTAAAGGAGAGAAAATTGTAGTTGCGCTTGCACTATTAGACGTTCTTACTTGCCAATTAAGCTGATAAAGCCCAGTGACGGGAACTATGAACTTACTATTTGGTAAATCAAAACAGCCGCCGTTGTCGTATCGTTCAGTATCAAATGTAACTTTTGTAGAAGCAGTATAGTTTATGTCTGTTGCGTCTCCTGTGCCTCTGTATGCAAAGAAACTCGGTATAACGCTACGCATAATACGCCCACTACTGTCAATCGTAGCCGCCGTAGTTCCGTTAGTATGTTGGAGGGTTTCCACTCCTAGTATTGAAGCCATGTTATCCTCCTAACGCTGTGATGGTTAATGTGGGTATGCTAAATTCTTGACCTGTCGTGCCATCCCAATTATATGTTGTAAATAGTTGTGCGGCGTTAGTGCTAGAGTTATATTCTCTTGCCTGTATTTTCAATTCTTTAGCACCAGACCAACTAGCTAATCTTCCAGTATTTGTGTTTGCAGAGCCGCCGATAGGAATTACATATTTCAAAGTTGTTACTAATTCTGGACTTGAATTAGCCCCTAAAGCGTGTCTAGCGTAAACTACTTCTGTTCCAGCGATATAAAATTTAAAGTGAGCTACGGCAAAAGCATTAGCATCACGACAAAACCCAAAGTTAAATTCATACACAACAGAAGTTGTCCCGTTGGGTGGCGTGTAGTTAATAACCGAACCATTAACATCGCCGTAAGTTGTAGTAAGTGCCTGTGCCGCTGTTACGTTTGTTGCTGTGTAAGTGCCGCTTGATACAGTGTAAGCTCCACCGTCACACAACATAGTGAGCACTTCTTTTACGTTACTTAAACCTGTAGTTATAATTGTACCACCAGCAGTCTTTGGATGGATTTCATTTACATAAAGTTTACTCATCTAAGCCACCGTGAATGTGCCGTTAACAGTCAACTCTGCGCTTAGTGTGAATGGTCCTGCTACAAGAGCGTTCTCACCACTGGCAATCGTTGTATCTACTGTCAGGCTGTTAGGGTTTACTCTGATGTGTGCTGCACCACCACGACTAATTGTACTACTGAGTTTTTCTGTTGTAACAGAGTTATTTGCGGGTACTGTGCTATTGCCTACTTCTCCGAGTGCAAGAATGTAGTCTATCGTATCTGAAGCTGAGAGATTCTCACTAAAGATAATGTTAGAACCACTCACACTATAAGCATCTACAGGTGCTTGTGTTACACCATTGACGGATACTATAAGTGATTCTGCATTAGCTGGTTTGAATGCCGCACTATTATAAGTGAGTGCATAAGTAGCTGTTGCAGAGGCTGTGAGTGAGCCTAGTTTTTTGAAGTCACCTGCGAGAGGTGCTTTACCTATATAGGGCATTTATTCCTCCTTAAGGTTTCGTAGGCCATACAACATC